CCAGAACCGTGCCGGGCGCGATGACAAAGCCGCCATGGCCGCGCACGTCGATGCCGGGCGGAAGCGCGCCGCGCTTGTTGCCGAGCTGCATTCCCTCCGGTTGCCGGAAATAGTGATGGTTGCCCTGGTTCGGCGTTGCGACGATGGGCGCGGCGTCCGGGTCGAAACCATGCTCGGCCATGAGATTGCCGAACGCCTCGACACCGTCATGCGTGCCGTGCCGGTCGGCGTCGATGACGACAAGCCCGGATTTGGCCAGGTCGATTGCCACGGCCGCGCCAGGGTAGGCACGCCAGAAACGCTCGACCGCCCGCGCATCATTGGTCGACTGCGAGCGCCAGCGGACGCCGCCGAATGGCTGCTTGACCTTTTCCCCGCCCGGGTGACATGGGAAAACGTAATGACCCTGTGCCGCGATGCGCAACGCAACGGCAAAATTCCCGTCGATGACCTCCCGCTCGCTCATCAGAAAGGCGCCTCGTTCCGCAAATCGTTCTGCAGTGCGGTGCGATAGCCGGCGACCAGGCGCCGGCAGAACTCCCACCACTCCTCCTCGGTGAACGTGGCAAAGTCGGTCTTGCCGATCTGCTCGGCATAGGCCCCGGCGATGTCGCCGCCCATGATGGCGGCCCGGCTTTCGGCATGGGTGAATTGGTCCGCTGGCATGTCGTAGGTGTTCCTTGCGATCTGGATGCAGTCAGGGTCGCCGCATGTCCAAAGGACGGGTTGCTTGAACGGTTCCGGCGAGAAGCCGATGCCGGTTGCTCGACGCCGGCAACAGGCGCACAAGGCGTCGGAGAAGCGGTCAATCATCCCCGCCACCCTCTCCACCGCCCTCTTCTTCGAGGCGGCGCATGAAGTGGCGATGCTCTAGGCCGAGGCGAACTCTTTCGAGAAACTTCGCCTTGTACTCTGGCGTCGAGTGTCTTTCTCTCGATTGCGCGTCAACTTTGGCTCGGAACACCGGGTCAGAATTCATTGCTTTTAGCCTCGCTCGGTTTTTCGCCTTGAACTCTGGGTCCGCGTGTCGCGCCTTCATTCGCGCGTCTCGCCTCGCGGCGAACTCCGGGTCCGCGTGTCGCTCCTTCATTCGCGCCCGCGCTCGCTCGGCGTTTTTTTCTTTGAACTCCGGGTCCGCGTGTCGCTCCTTCATCATCGCCGAGTGCTTCTCCCTCAACTCCGGGTTGGCGCGCATTGCCTTCATCCGCTCCCGTTGCGCCGCCCGCCGTTCTTCCGTCCATCCCTTGCTCATGCCGCGCCCCTGCATTCAAACACCGCCCGCGCGGCGTGCGCCTCGCAATAACTGCCGCGAAACTTGGCATGACCGCAGAAACCGAATCCCGGTTCGCCCACGTCGCCAATTGGCCAGCGGCATTGATCGTTTCGCAGATCCTCCAACTGGATCAGGAGCGCGTCAGGAACCGGGATTCCTGTCCGCATTTTCGGACGCGGCGCCCGCCTTTCTGCCGGGTATTGCACCCGGTTTTTCGGACGCTCGGCCGTCGAGGTATGCGGGCGCGGTGAAAAGCCCTTGAGGCGCACGCCCTCCTTGGACAAGCGGCGGTGGATAATCGACACGATGGCGCTGCGCGAGCGTCCGATCACCTTTGCGATCTGGTTGGCGCTTTGCCCGGCGTTTGCCATCTGGCGGATCTGGTCGAGTTCCGCGTCTGTGTATGTCGAGATGTACAAGCTCACGCTGCTTCCTCCTTGTTCCGCGCAAAATGGCGGCCGGTGATTTCCAGAAATTTGCCGTTTGGCCGAAGGTTGATGCCGGCCGGCATGGCCAGCTCCTCGATGCGCCCAATGGCCTCATCGACCGTGCGCGGAAACGGTGTGCGGCCGCCGTGCAATGCCCACCACTGGCAAGCCTTTTGCCGCGCGTAGCCGTCATGCTCGAATGGAAGCCACTCGCGCACCTGTTCCAGGCCGGCGATGTAGGTCACGCGAACGCTGTCGGGAGATCCCGGCTTTTCGTGCCGTGCAAAGCTCCAGGACACGACCGGCACCAATTGCGGCCGCACACGCTCGGTCGAGAGAATGCCGGCGCTGTCATCGGCCTGCGCGTCGTGCTTGATTTCCGGTTTGGGCGCTGGCCATTCATGCCCGCAGGCGGCGCATGTGCGCGCGCCGAGCGCGGCATAGGTCGCGCATGTCGGGCATTCCTTCGCCCGCACGCTGGAGGCTTCCGCCTTGTCACCCTTGCCCGCGCCGCGCGCAGATCCGTTCGGCACGACAGCGTCTACAGGCCCGTGCATTCGCACGACCTTGGCGAAGTCGAGGATGAGGCAGTCGCCCTTGCCTGGCGCCATGCGGAAACCGCGCCCGACCTGCTGGATATACAAGCCGCTCGACTTGGTCGGCCGCATGAGCGCAATAAGGTCGACGTGCGGCACGTTGAAGCCGATTGACAGGACGTTGACAGATGTCAACGCGCGCAACTGGCCCTCGCGGAAGCGACGAATGACGCTGTCGCGCTCACCCTTCGGCATTTCGCCATCAACGGCCGCCGCAGGGATGCCGCGTGCGTTCAACGCCTCGGCCACCGCCTTTGCGTGCGCGACCGTGACACAGAATGCCAGCCATGCCCGCCGCTCGCCGGCCAGTGCAATCATTTCATCGACGGCCGCCTCTATAACGCCCGCCGCCATGGCCCGCGACTCGGCCTGCTCGGTGATGAACTCGCCTGCCCTGGTGCCAAGGCCGGTGAGATCGAGCGAGGCGGTGACGGACGCTTTCGAGATCAGCGGCGACAGATAGCCGTCATTGATCAGGTCGAGGACGTTGGCCTCGTACACGATGGCGTCAAACATGCGGTCGCCGCCCTCATCCAGCCGGCCAGAGTCCAGGCGGTACGGTGTCGCGGTCAGGCCCGCGATCCGCATGTCGAGATTGTGCGCCCGCATTCCGTTGAAGAATTTGCCGTACATGGTCGCGGCGTTGCGCGGGATAAGGTGCGCCTCGTCCACAAGGATCAGATCGGCCAGTCCGATTTGGGCGGTGCGCTTGAACACGGATTGCACGCCGCAGAATAGGATCTTGGCGTGTGCATCCCGTCTGCCCACGCCTGCGGAATAGATGCCCGCAGGCGCGGACGGCCAAAGGCGCAACAGCTCCTGAAAGTTCTGCACGATCAGCTCGCGCGTGTGCGTCACGCAAATGATGCGCATCTGCGGCCAGTTCTCAATGAGGCGGCGCATCAGGTCCGCGATCACGAGCGACTTGCCGGCCCCGGTTGGCAGGACGATCAACCCATTCCCGCCCTCGGCCTGCCAATAGGAGAACAGCGCCGCGATTGCGTCGTGCTGGTACGGGCGAAGGGAGATCATTCGGCGGCGCCTATAAACAGATCGCCGCCATATGCGGTTGCCGACATTTCCGACAGGTTCTTGACTGCCTGCCCGAAATAGCTTGGCTTCAATTCAAATCCGACAAATTTGCGCCGGCACTTGAGCGCGCCCCATCCTTCGGACCCGATGCCCATGAATGGCGAGAGAATGGTTTCTCCCTCATTCGACCAAAGCCGGATTGATCGCTCAATCAGGTCAAGTTGGAGCGGGCAAAGGTGCTTCTCGTCCTTTTCATCGCGGGCATCGCGAGCGTTGAGAACGTCCGTTTGATTGATATCCATCCATACCGGCGAGGCCCATTTCTGCCAGGTATCGACCGGGAACATTCCGCGATCCTTGCCGATTGGCGTCGATTGCTTTTCGTCGTCCGGCGTCTTGCGGAAAATCAAAAGATAATCGGGCAGCCCCTGCCGGACTCGGCTGCTGTCCTTTGTAAATGTTTTGTAAAGCAGGCCATGCGTTTTTGTCCGCTGCATCTCGACAACAGGATCTTTCCAGATCGTCACGCGGCTGTGATAGGTCCACCCGGCGTCTATGTGCGCCTTGATGATTGCGCCCGGCATATCCCAAAGCCCGATCTCGCCGTGCATCGACTTTGTGCGCGGCATGTCAGTGCAATGAACGGCTGTCAGCCTGCCCGGCTTTGTGACGCGATGAATTTCGCGGATCAGAAATCCATAGTGCTCAAGAAACTCCTCGTCCGACGCCGCGTTGCCCATGTCGCGCTCGCTGTCAGAGTAGATGAACAGATGCGAGAACGGCGGGGAATAGATCGAAAAACCGATGCTGGCGTCTGGCAATTCCTTCACGCCCTCAACGCAATCGGCGTTGTATGCGGAGAAATTTTCGCCATGAAAATCGTCAAGCACATTCATGCGTCAATCCACGCCGGAAGGCGCGTCCTCTTGTTCGGTTGATATGAAATTTTCCGTTCGTGCGACTGGTGCGCGGATCGCATGGCAATCTGCATTTCACGCTTCATCGCATCGTGATCTCCAGCCTTGCGGTCGATCACTCGCTTGATCGCGGCCTCGGTGTCAGCCATGACGACATGCGCCTCGACTGTGCGCTTCTGGCCGAAGCGATAGCAGCGCCGAATTGCCTGATAATAATTCTCATATGAGAACGAGAGGCCGGCGAATGCCATGCGGGCGCAATGCTGCCAGTTGAGGCCGTAGCCAGCGATGGACGGCTTTGTCACAAGCACGCGAAGATCACCGCGCGAAAATGCGTCAAGCCGCGCTTCCTTCATGGAAAGCTGCATTGATCCGCGCACTTCCTGAGCATCGGGAATGCGTGCAATTACCGCGTCCGCCTCATAGTCAGTATCGCACCAGACAATCCAAGGTTCGTTGGGATCATTGGCGATGCAATCCGCAACAAGCTCTGCTCGATCATCGACGGTTAGTCGCTTCTCCTTGTGGATCGACGTGGCGCTTGTTTCTGGAATGCGGAACAATCGCATCTGGCCGTTGAATTTGCCGCGCCCTTCCTCGCCCGGAGAAATAGACCGATCCGACATGACGAGGTGCTCGCGTGTAATCAATTCCGGCAGAACATACCCGCCATCGTCAAAGCCAAGATCAGAAGGCATTGAAACGCATCGCGCCCAGGATGCCACCCAACGCCAGAAGTCTTTGACGGCATGACCTTTGATGCGCCATGTGCCGGTGTCGGCGCTGTCATGCAGGAACCATCTAGGCAGCATTTCATCGCGGCGCATGACACCGAGAAATTCCGAATGCGTTCCAAGTTCTGTGTGATCGTTTGGCGCTGGCGTTGCCGTGCAGCAAAGCCGATATGGCGTTTCCGAAAACAGCGAAATCAGCTTGCGTGTGGTAATCCCGGTAAACGATTTCAGGACGGAGCTTTCGTCCAGGATCACGCCCGAAAACTTGTTAGGATTGAAATTGTCGATGCGCTCGTAATTGGTGATGTAGATGCGAGGCTTATCGACTGTCTCACCATCGCGCACATAAACCGCGTCAATGCCGAACCTCTCCGCCTCGCGCTGATGCTGCGGCCCGACAGCAAGCGGTGCCAGCATCAGAACCGGCTTGTTTGTTTTCTCGACAACGACGCGGCCCCATTCGAGCGCGGCAAAGGATTTGCCAAGCCCAGTGTCGAGAAACATCGCGGCGCAACCCTGCTGCAATGCAAATTCCGTCACGGCCCGCTGATGCGGGAACAAATCAGGATGAAGCGCCGGAATGCTGTCAAAGCCGCGCGGCCTGAATGAAACGGCTTTTCGGGCAATGAGATCAGAATAATCAGCCATCACGCCCGCCCCTCGCCATCCGTCCAGGTCGTGCCGTCTGCCAGCCTATAGGTGACAGTCTCGGCCGCTTGGTCTGCGTCGATCTGCTCGCCCGGTATCAGGCCCGGCAGAAACAAATGTTTCGGGCATCCGAGTTTCTGGTCGCCCAGTCCAAGGATCATTTCATGCCGATGACAGAACCATGCCGGCCCCTGGCGGAACGGTTCGGAATGCAGGCATGTGCGGCAGTTGCGCGGGACGACGCCGCCCCGCAGATGGCAGACGGGAGCGGACGAGCAGAACTTGCAGGCGAAGGTTTCCGGGTTTTCGGAGATCTTGGCGGGCGGTTCGTTCGCCGCCTTGATCCGCTCGGCCCGCGCCATCAGCGCCGTGGCGTGCGCGGCGTCGTAATGGATGCGCTCGCTGTAAAGCTCGTCGGTGTCCTTGTTTTTCGCCAGATAGAAAGCGCGCGTCAGGCCCTTGAGGTGCATGTAAATCTGCATCTGCGCCACGTGCTCCGGCTTGGCGACGGCAACGCCATGCTTGACCAGTTGCGCAAAGGATTTGGCCGAGTGCGTCTTGCATTCGAGGAGGTGCGGCGTTTTCGGCGCCTCGATCAAACCCTCGACAATGCCGTCGAGGTGGCCAGCCAAATGGCCGTCGAGCGCGGTGACGGTGATCTGCCCGCCATCGCCCTCGTGGTCGCGGTCGATCACGTCCACGCCGGCCAGGCGTAGCCATTCGATCATCCGCGTTTCTTCGACGTTGCCGGTGTCGAACAGGCGAAGCATCCGGCCGGAAAAGCGCTCCGGTTCATGCGCCCACCTGAATTTGTACCAAAGGCGCCGCTCGCAAGCGTGGCCGATGGACGAGCAGCGGATCACCTTGTCGTGGTCGCGTGTCTCGGCCGCCTCGACGGCCGAGTCTATTTTCGCAATCGTGTGCTGAATTGGTTGCGGAAGCTCGACCATTATTCGGCCGCCTCCACTGCGCGCCGCTCGACGCGGATCGTAAAGGAAATCGACGGCTTTTTGCGATAGCGGTCGGTGTCGATGCCGTCCGCCTGCATCAGCTTTTCGTCAAGGCTTCCCTTGCGCTCGGTGACGGTCTGGCGAGCGATCCATTCATCGCCGCCCAGGCTGTCGGAGCCGCCCATCATTTCGCTGATGAGGCCGCGCAATTCGTCCTCGCGTTCCTTCCAGAATTTGATTTTCTCGCGCACGTCCGCGAGTTCATCGACCGGGTGACGGTTGCTTGACATGGCTGTAACGTTCATCGTCCTGCACCTTTGCAGTTCGGAGGAATTTTCGGGGATGGAGAAGGCGGGCGCCGTAGCGCCCGCTATTTCGGCATCAGGCCGGGCGCTTCCAGGGAAGCGCGCCAGACGCCGCAGGCTTTGCCGCCTGTGTCGGTGCCGGCCTTGCCGGTGCCGCGTGTGTCACGCCCGCATTGGCCGCGCCGGCAAAGGCGGTGCCGATGTCGAGCGCCGAGACTGCGCTGATCTCGTTCTGCGGCGCATACTGGCCGTTTGGATCGGTTTTGAGCTTGACCATGATCCGGCACGGAACAAAGTGCAACTCGGAGGTATCCTGCACAACGCCCTTGCCGCACGCCTGGCGAATGGCGGCGAATTGCTGATTTGCAATGCGCGCGACCTCGCCCGGTTTTTTCTCGTTGCCGGAAAACCACATATTGAGGCGCTGCCAGACAAGCCGGCCCGTCAATTCGCCTTCACCGATCTTCCACGTCAGCTTGAGGCAAGTTCCCTTGCTGTCGTCATTCTTCGACACGTTGACGATCTCGCTGTCGACGATCTCGGCAACATACTGGCCGGCCGGAATGGGCGAGAAGTCGCCAGACGGTTCGGCATTCTCATCGTAAAAACCTGCGATCTGTACCATTAGGCGGCATCCTTCTTCGGCGCGGCAACCTCGGCCTGCGCGGGTAAATACTGTGCAAGCGCGGCGTATCCTTTTCCGCGCTCGTAACGGATCGTCTGCGGCATCGAATAGCGATTTTTCGCCACATATGCCGGCTTGCCGGTCGTGTGGATCAGCACGGCGCCGCCCTCCTCGCCGCGCGCCCGCTCCTTGTTGAAGCCGACATCTTCCTTCTTGACGGCAACCGGCCGCTTAAGGAGGAAAATGCAATCCATCTCGCGCTCGATGGCGCCGACGGACTTGCCGTGCAGGTCGATTTCGTAACGGTCATAAGAAACCGTTTCCGGGTCATCGAACCGCTCGACGGTCGAATGCGCGATCAAGATCACGGTGATGCCGAGATCGTTGCGAAGCGCGTTCAACCCGTCGATAAACTCGGCCCAAACACGCTGCGCGTAAACGTAGCCTTTGCCATAGCCGAAGTCCTCGATGTTGGCTTTGACATTGCCCTTGTCGTCACCGCGCAGGCACGTCTCGGCAAAGATCAGGCGCTCCAGTTCGGTGACGCTGTCCACCACAAGCGTCTTGATGTCGTGATCGCCGGTATAGATGGCACCGAGCGCATCGCGCACGTCCGCATAGGTGTCCAGCTTGCCGAAAGACAGGATCTCGGTGTCGCCTGGCGTTCCGTCCTCGACCTGAATAAAGGCCGCATTCGGAAATTCGCTCGCCAGCGTAGTTTTTCCAATTCCTGGAGGGCCATATATGAGGATGCGAGGCGGCTTGTCCGCGCGCACCATCTTGAGACTTGCTAGGCTGATTGCCATTGCGTTTTGTCCTCTTGTGAAGCCGCTACTATCCATCCGCCTGTCGCGGCATCTGTTGACGGATGGAATGCAAGGTCTAGGCGCTCGGCCGGATGGATCTGCACCCACGCCAGCCCGTTCGCAGGCGGCGTCCAGCAGATCGCAATCGCGGTCACAAGCCGGTCGTCCTCGATCACGCCGGCCTTGACGATCACGTCCTCCAGCGCCTTGAGGCGGTTCGAAATGTCGGCGGTTGCCCGCGCTCGCTCGACGCCAATGACAAGCACGACGCGGCCCGTAATGCGCGGCACACGCTGGAGCTTGATCGCGGTTATGCCGAGCGTGATGAAGTCGTAATAGGCTTCCGTCTTGACGCGACCGCGTCCGCGCACATTGCGGAAAAGCGCGTTTGTCGAAGGCGGGATCGGCATGGAAAACTTGACCGGCGCAGAGCGGCCCGCCAAGGCGCCCGCGCCGGTCTGGTTAGGGCCTGCCGTGGCCTTCTTTAAATTGGAGCGACCGGACAGGAGTTGCGGGGAGGAGACGCCATCCTGTCCGGTCGAGGCTGGCGCGGGAGGTGACGCCAGTATGCGGTTGCGGAGCGCCATTATTGTGC